CCTTTATTTAATGTAATACACTCTTCATTTTTACATAAAAATGATTGTATTTTTCTATCATACAAATAGTTTTTGACTATAATGAAAAAACCCGCCGAAGCGGGTTTTTTGTTTTATACTAACCTCTTGCGAGAGTTAGTCAGATGCCTTAGATCAGGTTCTTCACTCGGGCGATTCTGTAGAACGCATTGGTACGACCAGCTTGGTTCCAGAATGGGTGCTTCGCGATGCCATAACGCATACGGTAAGCCATCACTGGAGTCATAGTGGTAGGATCAGTTGTTTTCACAACATACAATGGCACGTATGGGCAGTAGAACAGACCAGCTTGCCATGGGGATTGACCCTTGTGACCAACCATGAAGAATTGGCTTTGGGTACCAGCAGCACCAGCATATGGATCGATGTACACTTTGAAACGCTTGTTCAAGATACCAGCGAAGGTAACAGAACTGTCATCCACGTTCATGGAAGTGCCAGCAGACAGAGCAGGAGCGTAATCCAACAGACCGGTCAAAGCCAATGCGGAAGCCACATCAGATGAACAGACGATGAAGTTACCCTTACCCAGACGAGTTTGTTGTGCAATAGCGTTAGCTTCGCGCTCGATCTGGAACAACAGGCCCTTATGACGTTCAGCCAACCAGCGACCATCGGAATCAGTAGTCAGGTCGAACACGCCAGCAGTAGTTGCATCTTGTGCGCCAACCTTAGCGATGGAGTACATAGTACGCAGCACTTCGCGGTTCACTTCAGACAACATTTCGGTTGACAGGATGTTGCTCAGTTCAGCGTCAGCATTCAGACCATGCAGGTTTTGCAGGTCTTGTGCGAACTCAACAGAGTAACCAGCACGCAATGCACGGCTACCAGCAGTCACAGTCATCGATTCGATGGACATTGACATTTCGCTGAAAGCGTTAACGCCACCACCCAAAGTTTCACCGAACTGAGTTGTCATTGTAGTACCAGTTGTGAAGGTACCGAATTGGTTACCAGCAGTACCGGAATCTTGGTCAACGAAATCAGCAGTTGGGTCTGTACCAGCGTGAGCAGGAGAAGCAGCACCGGAGAACTTGGTATCAGCTTCGTTAAACAGAGCTTCAGTACCGTTCATGGTAGCGTACTTGGAACGCAGAGCGAAGATCAAACCAGTAGGTTGACGCAGAGGCTGAACACCGCAGATGTCGTAAGCGATCATTTGTGGAGCAGCACGGCGAACCATGGAAATCAACACTGGATCGTACTTAGCCAAACCATCACCACCAGCACCATTGGAGTAACCATTGGTAGTGTTGATAGGAGCAGCTTCGTTCAGCATTGCTTGCTTCTTGAAGATGTCTTGTTCGGTGTTTTCCAACAGAACAGCAGTGGTTTCACGGCGAACGCGATCAGTGATTGGAGCCACATCATCAGCATTCAGAACGGGTGCCCATTTTTCGAGCAATTGTTGTACATTAGGTACAGCTTGAATTGTCATTTTAGTTTCCTTTTAATTGACGAGTTTTATAAAGTTGACATACTTATTTATGGTAACTCGTATGTCGTTAGTTTTTAACTATTGGTGTATTTTGCAGAACCAGTCTTCAAAGCAGAGACATACATTGCCATGCGAGGATCAACTTTGGATTCAACCACAGTCTTTTCAACAGCAACTTCAGTCACTTCTTCTACAACAGGCTTCGCAACTTTCTTTGCTGCAGAACCGAAGTTTTCCAGCACAATAGTCAGTTGTTTTTCATATTGTTCAGCAGTTTCAAATTTGATAGATTCGGTCAATTGAACGAAGCGGTCATATTCCACAACGGTCATTTTGGAACGGAAGGATTCGAGCAATGCCTTGCTTTCGAACTGTTTGATTTGTTCTTGCAATGCAGCTTGAGCAGCTTCTTGTTCTTTAAACGATTCTTTCAAAGATTCAACTTCTGACAGGGCAGTAGCCAAAGCATCTTCTTTACCTTCAGGGACTTCAATATTGTGTTCAGCAATAAGCGAACGCAATCCATCCATAAAACTTTCTGTCACTTGGGTATTAAAGTTAGTTTTGATTGCTACTTCATTATCTTTTTGCCATTGGGCAACGGCTTCACTCAAAAACTCATCAATATCATTATCCAATTGCTCTTTAGCTTCTGCCAATTGAGCATCAAATTCTTTTTGCATTTCTTCCTGAATAGAAAGAACGCGATCAGCCACAGCAGCTTCGAAAATAGTTACTGCTTGGGTTTTAAATTCATCGGAAAGACCTTCGGCTTCCAACAGTGCAGACACTTGGCTGGACACGCTAGATTTAGCTTCTGTCACTTCTGGTGCAGACACTTCAGCAACTTCTTCTTTCACAGGCTTCTTATCAGCTTTAACTGATGTAGAAACAGTATCTTCTACACCTTTGTCTTCAGCAGTTTCTTTTGGCTCTTCTGCCTTCACTTCTTCAGGCTTTTTAGCTTCAGACAATTGTGCTGTTGCTGCTTTCAGGCGGTCTTTGATAATTTCTTCTAAGGTCATGGTTATAAATTCCTAGTTAGTATTGTTTATTTATTGGGTTAAAATCACTGCTTAATCAATCTAATCGACCAGTTTTTAACCCGGTCATAAACGCGCTAAACAATTCAAGTGCTTTAGCTTCATTTAATGTTTTCTTGTCGTACTCAGCTTTTGCCATTTCAGCAATTTCTTGTTCAAGCCACCGACCATCAGGAGTTTGAATAAATTCAACACCTTCCATAACACCGTTAACAAAGCATCCTGCCATGGAACCGTCTTTTGTTGCGAACTGACCAGAAGGATCAGAAACCGCATCAATAGCAGTCATGACAAAATCATCACCAACATATTTAGTGTTATTTGCTTCTACGATAGAACCGGCACCGCGAGTAGACATACCGATATTCACACCGGAACGCAAAAGACCCTCAATGATTTGTCCCATAGGAGTTTTCAACACACGAGCTTTACCGATCCAGACATTATTGTCTTGAACCATTTCGGTAACCAAGTGAGTAGCACGTTCATAATCAACTGCTAAACGAGCAGGATGATTCAATTCTCCAAGGGCGCGACCTGTTTTGATATAATCATTGGTATATTTCTCAATGACCTTTTCCAGTAGTGCCTTCTTATAAACGCGACCATTTTTATTTTTAACTTCCGATACTGCCATTGGCCCTTTGATATAAAGGTGTTTCTCACCAGAAGCATCAGCCTCAGTGATAAGCGACAACGGATCGTAATTTAATTCAGTAATTAGTTTCATAAAGGTATTTATTGTTATTCGAAATTGGTAATTAATAACTAATTTCGCTATAGCCCTGAACCTTACGCAATTTAATAATCAATGTACCACTGTTAGCTAAACTTACAACAATATCGCTACCTTGATTTTCAGATATCACTGCTTGAATAATACCATCGGTTTGAAATTCGAAGTTATCATGAATATGTAAAAGAACTTCGCCATTACGAGTAATAGTGCAATCACCACCGCCTGCAATAGAAGAAGAAACTGCAACAATATGAACACCCGCAGCAGGTGTACCAAGAACAGTTTGTCCTGTTGATGTCAGTGATGACAATGTTAAAGTATCGGTACCATTACCTGTCCACTTAACAATCACATCACGTGGATCGTTTTTTAAAACTTTTTTAAGCAATGCCATGATTATTTCTTATTAATATAGCCGCGAACATGACCCTTCATATCAGGAAATTTTTCCTCATATTTTTGTACAGCCTGCTTAACATTTTTTGCATAATTTGTGGATGCAATATACTCACCACTATGTTTGTTGTGAAGATCAATTTTTGGATTACTTTCGTGGTAACCATATTGCTCTTCATTTAAATCAGAGATTGTTTCGTCTTCGATTTCTTCCAGTTTAATAGTGTGAACAAGATTGTTGGAAGAACCGGGATTCTCTTCGTGATGTTTGTAATACTCACTCCAAACAGCAGCCTTTGCTTTTCCATGTTCAACTTCACGATTAGCACCTTTAAAAGTGCGATAACCTTTTTTATTTCCAGCAATATTGTTATTCGTATCCCGAATGTAATAACGTTGGCCTTCACCCAATACTTCTTCAGTAATGCTGCGCAAAGCACGTTTGCTCAGTTCCTGCATCAATACTTGTTTAGCGCTTTCATCAAGTGATTCAATTTGTTCTATCAGTTTCATTTTTCTTCTGCTCCAGTTGGATTATTTGGATCAACACCGTATTTATTTAATACATCCATTTCAAGTTTCTGTTGAACCAACATATCCTCTTGATTTTCTTCTTCCATTTCTTCGATTTCTTTATCAGTCATACGCATAATGTTACGCTGCACTTTACGCTTACTAATATATTTACCGACAAATGGGTCTGCCAATTGAACGCTCATTAAGCGCTCTTTCATCATTTCAGATTCTTTAATCTCAGCATAGAAGTTATCAACCACATAATTGAAGTTAAGGTGAGGCTTAATAGCTTCCCAATCTTCCGATGTAGCAATACCCTTCAAGATGATATTCGTTTCCAAAACATCTAAGAATAGTTTATTTAACTTTCTGCGCAGCTTGTCAATGAATTTCGAGAATTTGATTTCATCCCGAGAGATTTCATTCTCTCTACCCATATTGAAAGCGCTTTGTCCCGCACCACTCAAACGAGAAATAGGGATATTCAAAGACTGATACAATCGATTCTGGAAATATTTAACGTTCTCGATACTACCCAGATCACCAGCACCATCCAAGGTTGTGATTTCTGTGGCCTTACCACCAGAAGTTCTTGGCAACCAGATATCTTCCAAAATAGAAGTATGTTTCTTATCGTCTTTGATAACACCAGTAGATGCATCATAGACTTGTTTATTCTTGTATCGTGACATAACATCACGAATATGTTGTTCACCCTTGGTTTTTGTCATACCATTAACATCAACGTAGAAAATACGTCTTTGTGGTGCGCGAACCAAACGATGGATAACTTCAGCATCTTCCATCATGCGAAGTTGATTCAATGGGCGAATAGCTTTGTGCAAATACGACAACACGTTACCTGAGTTTTTATCGACAGGCCCGAATGTACAATATGCTACAGCATCGACAGAAATTTTAAGACCAGTACCGGCAACACCAATTGAACTACCTTTGTTTGCGTAAACATAGTATTCGTTTTGACCAGTAATGATATCAACTTGTGTCTTTGGGTCTTTTTGTTTTTGGATTTCAACGACACGCTTTAAACGCGCAACATCAAATGGTCGCAGTTCGATAATACCTGTAGATGGATTGTCTTTGTTCAATACTTTATGATAGGCCAAACGACC